TGTTCTATAGAAGTTACTAAGAAGCAGTAAATAAGGATAGCATATAACTTTTTATACTATTATATAGATTTATATACTTTATATAAATTTATATTTCTTTGCTATTATAGATTATACTCGACAAAAGCAGGTTTGAGAAATGCTAAATTAAAGGGTTATGATATTTATGAAGGATGGTATATAGAACTTTTATAAATAATAATGAGTCCGAAATGACTATAAACTAGGAATAATGTTCAACGACTATCCTCATGGGAGGAGTACACTAGGAGTCTAGTGGAAATGGTAAGCATCCTTTAGCTACCAAAATATAAAGGATGAAGATATAGTCTAATCTTTATGGAGACATAAAGCAGTTCATAAGAGAGCGGTATTCAAGTAACGATTGAATATGAATATAATGTGTATAGCATTTCATGGTGCTAAGTTTGAGGATGTGGTTGGGTTGCCTTCTGCTAAAATTATTGAAAACCTTATCGCTGATGTAAGTACAGGTGAAATGAATAATGGTGGTACATCTAATTCATACAATGCTTATTTTGGTAATTACATTCAAGTTTATGATCAATTCAATGATAAAATGAGATGGGTTTCTGTTGCTGGTTCTGTTGCTGGTTTGAGAGCTGAAACTAATACTGACCTTAATACTTGGTGGGCATCTGCAGGTTTAGACCGTGGACAAATCAAAAAGGTTATTAAATTAGCTTATAATCCAAATCAAGGGCAAAGAGATTTCCTATATAAAAATAACATAAATCCTGTTGTGAGTTTCCCGGGACAAGGTAACGCGATAAACGAATACTGTCGCGCAGCATAGTAATATGTTGCTAAAATGAATCGAATTGCTGGGATATCTTGTTAGACTTATATACCACAATATAGGAGAAATCACTATATGAAGGTTAGAAAAATATAAGGTAAAGACAATCAGCAGCCAAGCTTCTAAGGTATATTTTTATACTATGAAGAAGGTTCAACGACTATCCTGAAAAGGAGTACAGTACAAGCTAATGGTACTGGAAGTGGTTCACATCCTACTAGATACTTATAGTATGCTAAGGATGAAGATATAGTCTGATCTTTGTGGAGACATAAAGAAAAAAATAAATGAATTAACCAAGGAGTTAAAAATGAAAAAAGCAAAAGAAGAATTAAATAATTTAAAAGGAAAGAAAACATATAATAGGCTTTCCAGTTTATCTAAATCAAAAGTAGAAGAGTTTGATACTTTTTTGAACATTAAGTATAATGAGGCAATATTCTTAATTTTAAATGATATGAATGAACCACAAAGATGTAAATGCTGTGATAATTTTACATCTTTGGTTAGAGGTCCTTTAAGGTATAGGGAATTTTGTTCGGTTTCTTGTAAGAACAAATGGATGTATGAAAATACTGATATTGCTCAAAGAATTTCAAATACAGTTAAAAAATATGCAAAATTCGCCAAAGAAACAGGTCTAAAATATAAACAAATTAATAAAAAATTAAAAACACAAATAAATAATGGGTCTATAATGAATCCCGCAACTAAAAGTGATTTTGAAAAATATAAGTTATTGGTTCGCAAGATTACGGATAGACAGGAATTGTGTGAGTTAGAAAATATTGAAAAGAGAGGTCGAATAGACCTAAGAGCAGATTGCTATCATTTAGATCATAAATACAGTATAAAAGAAGGATTTAAAAATTATATACCACCATATATCATAGGCAGTATATATAATCTTGCAATGATACCTCATAGGGAGAATTGTTCAAAGCAAGATAAATGCTCTTTAAACCTAAATGAATTAATAAGGATTTTTTATGGCAACTATTAAGTTAAAACTAAATAATAATGAATTAGAAAAGATTTCATTATATGAGAATACAAAAAATATTTCATTAACACAAATAATGAACTTATTATTAGAAGAATTTAATAAGTCAAAAAATTTGAGAAAAAAAATTATAAATAGTTTTGACAATACTATTTTAGAGAGGAAGTCACAAAAAACGACTGTATAAGTATATAGTAAATCTATAAGTTTATTTTTTTATATATGAAGTTGCGATCATATATTTACATAAATGAGTATGGGGACAAAAGACTATGCAAAAAACTGCTAGTTCTTTCGACAGAATTAATGTTAGAGGTCTGTTTTTTTCTTAAGGCACTCAACAAAATATAAATAATAGTAAAATACCAAAAAGGATAACTATGAAAATAAGTAAAGAAGAAATACTAAATAATGTTTCAAAACAAGGTGTTATAAAACCAAGTTTTTTAAAAGAAAATAATTTATCTAAAGAAAAGTGTTATGATATAGTGCACAAAAAAGACAATATTTGTAAGATATGCAGTAAAAATAAAGCTCAATTTATATCTTTTAACAAAGGCTATAAAACCGTGTGCTCAAATAAAAAATGTATAAAAATAAATGCTCAACGGAATAGGGAAGCAACAAATCTCAAAAAATATGGTTGCAAAAATGTTTCAGGAAACAAAGAAATTCAAAAAAAGAAACTGGATACTGTAAAGAAAAATTATGGCAAATCTTTTAATGAATTAATGAATGAAAATTCATATAAAAATGGGGTTTATAAAAATCAAACCAAAGAAGCACTACTAAAAAAAGAAAAAACTCTAATGGAAAGATATGGCACTACCGATTCTTTATCAATTAATAAAGGCAGAGAAAGAGGTATATATAAATGTAATAATAAAGAAGTTATTGCCCAACGAAAAAGAACGTGTAGTGATAAATTTGGTGGAGACACACCGTTTAGTTCTAGTGAAGTACAAAATAAAGCGAAACATACAATATTTGAAAAATATGGTGTCACAAATATAATGTTTAGTGAAGGATTTTTGGAAAATGAATTCGCAAAAGCTTGTTTCGAAAGAGATTTAAAAAAACTAGAAAATATAGATGAAAATGGTCTTAATTCTTTTGAAAGGGCTGCCATAAAAGGAAATAAAAAAAGAAAAGTGACAAATGAACGAAAAGGCAATTGGATAACCGAAGAATTAGTAAATGATTTTAAAGACTACTATAAAATGGTTTGGAGACATACAAACCAAAATGATTTATCTGCGCTTAAAAATTTTGAAAAAAGAGGACACGCAAATAAAGGAATGTATCATTTAGATCATAAATATTCTATTTTCCAGGGTTATAAAGATAACATTTCTGCAAAAACAATAGGTAGTATATATAATCTGGAAATGATTATAGGCAGAAATAACATAAAAAAGGGCAAAAAGTGTAGTTTAACTTTAAATGAAATAAAGGAAATAGAATGCAGAATAAAACAAATATAAAAAATAAAGTTTTCTCGGTAAAGGTTAGTATAAATCAAGATTATCAAGATATTATTGATTTTTATACCAAAAAAGAGGGCTACAGTTTAAGTAAATTGTTTAATGTCCTTCTTGATGAAGTAAATAATAATAAACCACAAAAATTTACTATATTAAAAAAACTTAAAAAAATAGATATATAAATATTAACATAACCGAAAAGTTATAAAACTAATTTATATTTTGTTGAGTGTCTTAAAAAAGTGGTTTTAAAGTAGCCATGTATTAAGCAGACAATAAAGAAATTGAATTGCTGGAAACTCCTTAGAGTCTAAAGAACTACAATATACCTGAAAAGAGTTTGTGAAAGTTAAAAAATCTTTAGAATTGGACAATCAGCAGCCAAGCTTCTAAGTTATAATATATATATATATATAATATGAAGAAGGTTCAACGACTATCGAAAACCTATAGGCGAGTAGAGTACACTGGAAGTCTAGTGGAAGCGGTTTCCCTTAATTAGATTAAGGATGATATAGTCTCATCTTTATGGAAACATAAAGCAGTTCATAAGAGAACGATATATAAGTAACGATTATATATGAAGATAATGTTAATACTTTAGAAAGAGCAATCTCAAGAATGGCAAAAAGCTACCTAAATTTGAATGGGTACGGGGTTAGTAATAACACTGATTATTATAATAAAGCTTTAGTAGCTTAATTATATAGATATGCATTGAATTGCTGGGACGTCTTGTTAGGCTTATATACCACAATATAGGAGAAATCACTATATGAAGGTTCAAAAAATATAAGATAGAGAAAATCAGCAGCCAAGTTTCTAAGTTTATAAATAATTATAAATATGAAAAAGGTTCAACGACTATCCTGAAAAGGAGTACAAACCAAGTGGTTTGGAAGTGGTGCACATCCAATTAAGGATGAAGATATAGTCTAATCTATATGGAGACATATAGCAGAAATTTAAAAGATTTACCAAGGAGCGTAAACGATATGAATATAAAAACAAAAGAAGATATAGCGGTATATCAAAGAAAAAGACAGCTTGAGATAAATAAAAATTATCACGAGCTGTCCAGAAGTGAGAAGAATTCAATTAATAGTATGATTAAAGTTGAATTAAAACTGTATAAACCAGAAAAAATTAAAAATATAAAGTATTATAATAAAGACATCAAACAATTTATTAAAAAAATTTTATTAACTAAGAAGTCAACTTTTACAGCTGACAGAAATAATTATATTTATTTTTTAAAGAATGATTTTGTGGTCGAATATCACTATATACATAACATAACTGATTTTTTGCCAAGCAATGTTAATTTAACCGTAAGGTTAATATATATACTAGAAGACATCAAAGAAACAAAAAAATGTGATTTCTGTGGCAAAGAAATAATAAATGTTAGAATGAATTGCTCAAAGTTTTGCAAGAAAAGAAGGGGCAATGATAAGGAAAATACAATACGCAAAAATAAAGTTATTCCTGATACAAATAAGTCTTTATATCAAAAACAATGCAGAAAATTAACAGAAGAAACCTATAAAAATAATATTAAAATTATAAATCCCTTAAATAAGAAACGAGGGAGAAGCGGAGTTAACGGTGCTTATCAATTAGATCATATAATATCTATTGAATTTGGTTGGTTATATAACATTCCTCCTGAAGTTATTGCAGATATTTCTAACCTGCAGTTAATAAGCTGGGAAGAAAATTCCAAGAAAAATAAATATTTGCCTAAAAATATTAAGTTGACATTAGATGAATTATTGCTAGAGGAAGTGTCCGAAAAAAGCAATGGGGCTTCTATTACTTCTATAGTAAGAAAACTGTTAGAAGAATTTAACAAGAATAAAAATTTAAGAAAAAAAATTTTATAAATATTTTTAACAATACCTACTAATATAGGGGAAGTTATAAAAAATGGCAATTGAGCAAGGTTATAATTTCTGATACTTAACCAACGATTAAGTATTAATATAATGATTTGAGTTTAACGATAGTTTCACTAGAAACAGATTCGTTGGTACAATCAAACCATTCCTAGAAAGTGTTAAAGCTGGTAGAGGCGTTTATGATTTCTATATCAGATGTGATGAGACAAATAATACACCTACTATTATTGATTCAAATCAATTTGTGTGTGATATAGCTGTTAAGCCAACTAGGGTGGCAGAGTTTATCACACTAAACTTTATCGCAGTAGGAACTGGCGTAGAGTTTAGTGAGATATTTGTATAAGCAAAACTTATACAAGGACTCTAATATTAGGGACTTCGGTCCCTTTTTTATTAAGCAAAAGTATAGTATAATAAAAATATTGTTTATATATACCATATTATTTTTATCTTGGTCGGTTTAGTAATATGGTATATATAAATAATATAAAAAGATAAATAAACCGACCTAGTTCTGTTTGTCTTGAACGGAGAAATAAATGAAAATCACGAAACAATACATTAAAGAAAATCTTATAACTGAAAGAGGATTGAACCCAAGCCTAATCAGAAAAATATCCGAAACAACAGAAGAATTGCATCTAATCTACAATGAATTAACTGAAGTGCCTAAATGCTCTGGAGGAAATAAATGTAAATTTAAATCATTCACAAAAGGGTATCTTAGCGTTTGTGGCGATATGAAATGTCAGTGCTATAAAGATAGATACAAAAGAACTCAACAAACACTAAAGAAAACCAATCTTGAAAAATATGGTGTTGAATGCACTTTTTCATCAAAGGAATGTAGAGAAAAAGCTAATAAAACCAAATTAGAAAAATATGGCGATGAAAATTACAATAATCCAAAATCCATATCAGAAACACTAAAGAATAAAACAGATGAGGAAATAAGAATTGTTCACGAAAAAGCCAAAATAACTTCTCTACAAAAATATGGAGATGCTACTTATAGAAATATAGAGAAATGCAAACAAACCAAATTAGAAAAATATGGTGATGAAAATTACAATAATGCCGAAATAGCGCAAGAGCAAAAACGAAAAACTATGGAAGAAAAAGGTTATTGGATTCCTGAAGATAAACTGTCAGATTGGGAAAAATATAAATTAGAGGTTCGTAGATTAACTGAAAAAACTTATAAAGAATATAAAGATGAAATAAATCCAAATAATTATGATAGAGTTTTATGTGGTAAAGATGGTTATCAATTAGATCATATAATTTCTGTTTATAAAGGTTTTAATGATAATATAAGTGCTGATATTATAGCAGAGAAAGGTAATCTTCAAATGTTATTATGGGAAGAAAATAGGTGTAAATGGAAGTAATATAATAGCAGAAAAATCCACTATTATATTTTTAGTTTATTTAAGGATTATTTCCTTTTTCTTCTTCTAGGTTTAGTTTCTTCAACTACTTCTTCTGTAGGTGTTTCAACTACCTCTTCAACCTCAGTGACTTCTAATGCAGCAACAGGTTCTTCAACCAAAAGTTCCTCTTTTGGTTCTTTTTTAGCTTGAACTTTTTTCTTAGTGGATTTTGGTTTAATCACTTCTTTGATTTCAAATAGCTCCGGCTTTGCTTTTACAAGTGGACTGTTATCCTGAATCTCATTGCCTTTAATCAATTCTATATTAATTCCTCCAAAAAATACCTGTACTGTTTCTTTAATAATTGCCATGTGTGTTCTCCTTTTTGTTTTTATTTATAAATATTTATAAAATAAGACAAAGGTAAAATATGAAAAAGAAAAACTTATTATTAGAGATGTTGGAAAAGCCATTTTTATCCACACCGGAACAGGCGGATACATTATCAAGTAACCCGACACCGGAACAAATTGACCATTCATTAGAAGATATTATTCCTGTTGGCTTTCTTGATACCGGAGATACCAATATATATTCAGGCCAAGCATCAAAAAAGCAAAAACAAACTCAACTACAAAATGAATTGATAAAATCTTATAGAAGAATTGCGGGAATTCCTGAGGTCTCTGATGCTATTGATGAAATAGTTGATGAGGCTATTTTTTCTCCTGGTGCAGATGAAATATTAAGTATGGATTTCGGTAATGAGATACCTCAAGAGGTAAAGGATAAATTTGCCCAAGAGCTTAAAGATATTATGAACAAAATTAAGTTGCCAAAAAATATATACTCTATGTTTCTGACTTTTTATATAGATGGTCAACTAAATGTGCATTGTGCTTATGATGAAGCTGATTTAGGAGGAGGTATAAAAAAATTAAGTATTCTTACTCCTTTTAATCTTATGTTTAACTATACCAAGAATATTTGGGAATATGTAGATATGTCTCATACAAACAATCAATTTGCTTCTACAGAACTTCAAAAAGAAAGATATTTTGATAGAGAAGAAATAATAAGGATTGATTCAGGGATTTATAATGAAAATGTTATACTAAGTAATCTGCATGTTGCCATAAAAACTGCTAATATGCTTAATACTTTAGAAGATATGCTTATTCCTATGAGATTTACGCGTTCTGTCTCAAGAAGAGTGTTTAATGTTGATGTTTCAAACTTAAATAATAAAAAAGCTGAAGAAGTAATGAAGAAAAATCAAGCTAAATTCAAGTATAAAAAATTCTATGATTTGCAGACAGGTACTATCTCAAATCAACAACATATAGCCTCATTGACTGAAGATTATTGGTTTCCAAATAGAGGAGGGGAGAAAGGTACCACTGTTGATACTATTGATGAGACAGGAAATCTAGGAGAATTAGGAGATGTTCTTTATTTTAAGAGAAAACTATATACTGCATTAAAAGTTCCGAGTGATAGAATTAATGACGAAGGACCAGGAGAGGGAGAATTTGATTTTGATACTACAAGTATTAAGAGGGAAGAGTTAAAATTCTTTAACTTTATTTCAAGGCTAAGAAACCAATTTCTTGAATTATTCTACGAACTACTGAAAAGACAGGTAATCACAAAAGGGATTGCAACTGAAGAGGAATGGGAAGAATTGCTCCCAAATATGAAAATAAAATTTGTTTCTGAAAATCAATTTTTCCAGAAAATGCAAAGAGAAAATTTATCTCAGGCCATTGATATGTATAATAATATAGAAGAATTAACAGGAAAATATTTCAGTCACGAATTCATATTCAAAGAAATATTTAAGATGTCAGATGATGACATAAGAGAACTTGCTGAACAACTAGAAAAGGAAAAGAAAGATCCTCTATATGCCAGATTTTATGAATCTGATGATAATGGGGAAGATTCGTGGTAGGACACACTATATATAAATAACAATGATAAACTAAAAATAAAGGATAAAAATTGAAAACAATAAATGAAATCAAAGAAGTTATAGACTATGCAGATCAGAAGGAATTTTCTAAATTTGCTGATAAAGTTAAGACAAGTTTAGAAGATAAACTCAGAAATAACCCAAAAATAAAAGATGGTGCTAAAGAGCTTGAGAAAATACAAAAGATGAAAGATGCTTTTGCCAAAGCCGGAGAAACTGCATCACCACAGGAAGTTCAAGATGAGCCGGGCATTGATGATTAATACTTCTATAAATAATAACTTTCTATTTTAGTGTTTTTGTATAATAGTATATATATAAAATGATATAGATGTGTTGCATAAAAGTTAAAGAATTACTTATACGCTATATCCCAGTAATGAATAGAAGAAAGGTGTTAAATCAGTACAAGAAAATCTTAAAAATAATATCATATAAATAATTGTGTAAACATACTAAATGAAGCATTAAGACTGGCTAGGATAGAATAGTACCAAACCAGTATAAAAAATTAATGACTGCGGAGTTCTTATACCACTATGGAAATTGTTCTATAGAAGTTTTACTTAGAAGCAGTAAATAAGGATAGTATAACTTTTATACTATTATATAGATTTATATAAAGTATATAAATCTATATTTCTTTGCTATTATAACAAGTTTAATACTTAAAAAATCATAGGAGGCATTTATGAAATTAATCATAGAAGATACTCTCTTACTTGATGGCTCAATCGAAGAAGTTATCAATGAGAGTACAGGCGCTACTGAAAGAAACTACTATATTTCAGGTATTTTTTCTACTCCAGAGAAGAAAAATAGAAATGGTAGAGTTTATTCAAGAGCAATCTGGGAAAGGGAAATATTAAAATATCAAGATGAGATAAAAAATAAAACAGTAAACACTTTAGGAGAATGGCAGCATCCACCAAGAAGTACAGTTGACCCACTTAAGGCTGTAATGAGAATTGTAGAATTAAAAATAGATGAAACAGGCAATGTTGTGGGTAAAGCAAAAATACTAAACGACAACACCGAGCAAACTAATAAACTTAAAGGTCTTATAAAAGAAGGCATTAAAATTGGTGTTAGCTCAAGAGGAGTTGGTAGAGTTTCTGCTACAGGTGTTGTTGAGGATTTCAAACTAATTACTTATGATGCAGTTGATATGCCAAGTGATTACAATGCAATGTTGAATGGCGTGGTTGAAGGATATACATTC